GACGTGAAGCCCTATTACGAAGACGATGCGGTGACGCTGTATCACGGTGACTTCCGCGAACACATGGATGCTCTTGTTGGCGTTGGTGCTTCCGCGATCGTGACTGACCCGCCCTATGGGGAGACTTCCCTCGACTGGGATGTGTGGCCGACCGGGTGGGTGACAGATGCCGCGTCGATCGCGAACAACTTGTGGTGCTTCGGCTCATTCCGAATGTTCCTCGATCGCGCCGCGGAGTTCGCGGCATGGAAGTTCGCGCAAGACACTGTTTGGGAGAAACACAACGGGTCTGGCTTCCTGACCGATCGTTTCAAGCGTGTGCACGAGTTCGCTACCCAGTGGTACCGCGGCGAATGGGGTGCTCTCTACAACGAACCGCCAAAGACTGCGGATGCCGTTAAGAAGGTAGTCCGACGCAAGGGCAAGCCAACACATATGGGGGCGATCGACGGGCAGAGCTTCGTCTCTGAGGATGGCGGCGATCGGCTCATGCGTTCTGTGATCAAACTGCGCTCGATGCACGGGAGAGCGATCAACGAGACAGAGAAGCCCGTGCAGCTGGTTAGCCAGTACATCACGTGCTCGGTGCCACCCGGCGGAACGGTTGTCGACCTCTTCGCGGGCTCGGCAAGCACGGGGCTCGCGGCTAGACAGCTCGGGCGTAAAGCGATTCTCGTGGAGAAACGCGAAAGCCAATGTGAGAGCGCTGCCAAGCGTCTCGAGCGTGAGACCTCGCAGCCGTTCGACTTCGAGGGCATCGCATGAGGCCAAACACAGGAGGTGTGAGAGATGGATAGCTCATTCACGTACAGCTCGAATACTGGGCAAAGGGTGATGCTCTACGCGCCGCCCGAGATGGACCCACCCGAGACGTTGCAGATGGTGTGCAACGCGGAACGGGTCACGTTCTATCGGATCTCGGATCGGCCGCTCGAGTGCAGCAAGACGGGCGGAGGTTGCGGGTCAGCGGATTGCCATCGGCGAGTGCTTGGTAGATGCCAATGCGGGAGCCATGAAGCTGTGCGCGTCGAAAAGGCGGTGACGTAGTGGCTGAGGATCGGATGATTCGAGCGAGCATGCGGTCGTCGGAGAAGGTCAACAGCTGGCCGATCCCGTTGAGATATTTCTGGACTCAGCTCTGGGGCTACTGCGACACCTACGGGCGTGGGTTGCGTGACTCCCGACTCGTCGTTGCGGACACGTTCCCGATGGATGAGGAAGTGGACGCGCAGAAGGTTGAACGGTGGATGCTGGCGCTCGAAGCGGCGGAAGTAATCGAGTCTTACGAGGTCAACGGGAAGCGATATTTCGAGTGCCTGAACTGGGACGAGCATCAGCAGATTCGGTACAAGAAGAAGACCGATATTCCTGACCGTTTCGGAGTTATCCCGACTATTTCGAAAAGTTCCGGAAAAGTTCCAAAAGTTCCGCACCAAGTAGAAGTAGAAGGGGAAGTAGAAGGGGAAGTAGAAAGAGAAGGGGAAAGCGCAAAAAGCGCCACCCCCTCAAGAACCTGTCAATCACACCCCAGCGGCACAACCAGCAAATGCGGCCCATGCGGTGACGCCAGACGCGCATACGACTCGTGGGAGAAAGCCAACGCCCCGAAGTCGAAACCCACCGTCTCCGGTGTCATGAGCGCACCCGACTGCGAGACGCACGCCCACTACCCGAAACACGGGTGCCCTCGCTGTGCGGAAGAAGCCGCGGCATGAACGCCATCGGCCAAGCAGATCTCGACTTCGCGATCTTCCTGAGCACCCGAAGCGTGCGGCGCGTGAACCGTGAACGGTTCGTCGCACCTCGAGCTGAGATGCGCATTCGCCGCTACGACAACGAAACCGAGAAGCAACGGGTGCTGATCCGCAACCAAGACGACCTGAAAGCGAGGCAGCAATGACAGGAGATAGGCAAGTTGTTCCACTGAACCAGCGATTCTGGCCGAAAGTCGACACGTCGGCTGGCCCAACCGGCTGCTGGCCATGGACAGGAAGCCGAACAGCCGAGGGATATGGGCAGATCGGTCGCGGCAGGCGTGGTGCCGGGACCGAGTACGCACACCGAGTCTCGTTCGAGATGGCCCACGGAGCCCTTCCTGACGGAATGTTTGCATGCCACAAGTGCGACAACCCGCCATGTGTGAACCCCGGCCATCTGTTCGCTGGCACGCCAGAGGACAACTCGCATGACGCCCGCGACAAGGGGCGAATCCGCGTTCCGCGACTCCGCGGGCAAGACGCGCCGCCCGCCGTTCTCACCGAGGCGCAAGCGATCGAGATCATCGCCCGTCGCGAATCGGGCGAGCTTCTGAGCGCCCTGGCCGCCGCATACGGCGTCACCGAAACCACCATCAGCCACATTGCCCACGGCAAGACGTGGAAGCACCTGAATCGAAAGGCAATCGCATGACCGCACCCGTCACGATCGTTGGAAACACGACCTCGGACATCGAGCTCCGCTACACACAGGCAGGGCTGGCTGTCGCAAACTTCACCATCGCGTCGACAGACAAAGTCTTTGACCGAGCAGCGAACGAATGGAAGGACGGCAAGAAGCTCTTCCTCCGGTGCAGCGTGTGGCGCGAGTTCGCTGAGCACGTTGCCGGCAGCATCCCTAAGGGGACGCGAGTCATCGCCACGGGCAAGCTCTCCCAGCGCGAGTACGAGACGAAGGAGGGCGAGAAACGAACCAGCTACGAGCTCGACGTCGACGAGATCGGGCCCTCGCTGCGATACGCCACGGCATCCGTGACCCGGGCACAGTCCGCGGGTGGCGCGCGCGTCGGGGCGCCGGCGAGCACGTTCGGCGGCGCAACCGAGGAACCGTGGGCGCCGAGCGCTACCGCGGCATCCGGTGGCGATGATGTGTGGCACACGCCCGGTGCGTACAGCGACGAGACCCCGTTCTAGTGGGCGAGCCGACTGTCGCGGCGATCATTGCAACACTGCAGGATGCTCAGCTCACGTTTGCGAACGAAGGCGAGCTACAGGCCAGCATTCACGCCGAGCTTGCAGCGGCCGGTATCGAGTCGGAGCGTGAGGTGCGCCTGAGCGGTCGGGCCGGGCGCATCGACCTCCTCGCCGGGCAGATCGGCATCGAAGTGAAGGTGGCCGGGTCGTGGGTGGACGCGACCCGGCAGCTCACTCGCTATGCGCATTGCGACGAGATCAGCGCACTCGTCCTTGTCACTACTCGAGCGCGGCATGGCGCCGTCCCGCGGATCCTCTGCGGGAAGCCTGTCGCGCTCGTCTCACTGATCGGAGCTGGACTATGACCCGAACGTACGGGAGCTATCGCTTCGCGCCGCCACAGGTCGAGGAGCGCGCCTCACGCGGGCATTGGGAGCTAACGCTGGAGCCGGCGGCAGCTATCAGAGTCAAACGGATCCTCGGCCGCATGCGCGCATCCGTCACCGGTGTCGTGAGCGTCAACCACACCGACGAAGTTGCCCGTGACCTGCAGTGGTTCATGGAGCGCTGGCCGCTCGTGGCCGCTGACGAGTTCTCGGCGAATACCCTCGCCGGTGCCGCGTCGAATCATCGGACGCTCGAAGTCCGAGTCGGTGAGATCATCAACGACACCGCACCGGCGCTGTCGATGGACCTCGCGCCAATGAAGAAACCGCGCGACTACCAGCTGACCGCTGCGGCTCTCGTCGCGGCGCGGCGACGCGTCCTCATCACCGACGAGGTGGGCCTCGGCAAGACCTTCACTGCGGCGCTGACACTGACAAACCCGGGCGCGCTGCCCGCCCTGGTTGTGCCGCCGACGCACCTGCCGCCACGGTGGATCACTGAGCTCTCCGAGTCGTTCCCGTGGCTTTCCGTGGAGGTAGCCAAGACAGGCAAGGTGTCCGCGGCGATCGAGGCCGGCCGATACCCGGATGTGCTGATCGTCCCGTACAGCAAGCTCGCCGGATGGGCGGATCACCTGGCCGGGAACATTCGTACGGTGATCTTCGACGAAATTCAGGATCTGCGTCGCGGGGTTGAAACTCAGAAGGGCTGGGGTGCCGCAAGGCTATGCACGGCCGCCGAGTACGTCATCGGCCTCACCGCGACGCCGGTGTACAACTACGGCGGTGAGATCCACAACATCCTCGACATCATGGCGCCCGGAGAGTTGGGCACACGTGATGAGTTCCTGCGCGAGTGGGGCGGTCACGCGATGTCGAACGGCCGCTACAGCGTGCACGACCCCAGCGGGCTTGGTTCCTACCTGCGCGAGACCGGGCTCATGCTTGGCCGCACCCGCAAGCAGGTCGGACGCGAATTGCCGAAGACGATCAAAGTTCCTGAAGAGATCCCGTCCGACTCGGCCGCTCTCGACGGGATCAAGGGCGACGCCGCTGAGATGGCTCGCCTCATCCTCTCGAAGTCCGGCACGAGTCAGGAGCGGTTCCGGGCCGCCGGCGAACTCGACTGGAAGCTGCGCGAGGCCACAGGGATTGCGAAAGCTCCGTACGTTGCGGAGTTCGTGCGTCTGCTTCTCGAATCCGAGCAGCGTGTGGTCCTGTTCGGATGGCACCGCGCGGTCTACGACATCTGGAACGAGGCACTCGCCGAGTTCAACCCCGTTATGTACACCGGCTCGGAATCACCGACGCAGAAGGCAGCCGCCGAAGCCGCATTCACGGCTCCGTGGGACGACAATCGGCCGAACACTCGCATCCTGATCATGTCGCTCCGATCCGGCGCTGGCATCGATGGGCTGCAGAAGGTCGCGCGCACCGCAGTGTTCGGCGAACTCGACTGGTCGCCGCAGGTGCACGAGCAGGCGATCGGCCGACTCCGCCGCGATGGCATGGGCGAAGAGCCGCCAGTCGCGTACTTCCTGCACACGCTCGACGGGTCCGACCCGATCCTGCTGGAAACGCTGCAGGTCAAGCGGCAGCAGTCGGAGCCGTTGGTCAACCCGGACGGCAAGACGTCGACGAACGCCACCCAAGACACGAGCCGCGCGCGGATGCTCGCGCAGAGCGTTCTCCGGCTCACTGATGCGCAGGTAGCGGCAATGGAAAAGCAACGAGACGAGGACTCATGAAACCGAGGATTCGATCCACCCAGGAGGCTCTGCCCGCACATGCGGTCAGAGCCTCCACTGTTTCCAAGGAGGGGACATGAGCAACATCCGGTACCTCGAAGCCGTTCCAAGTAATGGCGATCTGACACACGCAATTGTCGAGCACGACGGCGAAATCCCCGGCGTCAGCTCAGGGCAAACACGGGTGGGTTTCCTCTTCACATTTGCGCGGGCCCTTTGCGGCGTGAGAGGTCGCGATTCGTGGGGCGGCGGCGGGATGAAGGTGGCTCTGAACTTGGCCAAGGAACCAATCGAGTTCGACTCAGTGAACCCCGCCCAGGCTGAAGTTGGCTGGGATGGGCGCGCGATCAACAAGGTCTGCCCGCGTTGCTTGGCGAGAGTCCGGCGCGCACGAGCCGATGCTGCCGCATGAGCGTTCATGTGGTTTCCACCGGTGAGCCAATTTGCCCAGAAGCTGAGAAGCGCGCAGCCCTCACTGACGAAGAGTTCTGGCCGTACGTGCTCCTGGGCGTGCGGCAAGGCGAAGTGGAGGACGGCCCAGACCTCGACGACGACGTGTCGATCAGTTACCAGAACGATCCCTGCCCCGAATGCGGCGAGTATGGCGCTTGTGCGTACGACGCCGAGGGGCGGGCAATGACCCACATCACAACGCGGGATGGCGACTGATGGTCGCGCTGCTCGCAGGAAGGAAAGCCATGACCGAATACGGCCACGCACCCGAAACCGTCGGCGTCTACGACCTCGACTTCACCGAGTACATGCACTACATGTACCTGCCCGTATCGCTCCCTGATAGTCGCGGAGTGATCGCACTGCCGCCACGCCTTGAGTTCGCGCGGAAGATGATCACCGACGCGATCGTGATGGAACGCATCGAGAAGCGCACCGAATGGGCGTACATCTACGTCACGGCCCGCCGAGGCTACGCGACACCGGGCAACCCACTCAACCGGCCCGGTTGGCATGCTGACGGGTTCGGAACTGAAGACATCAACTATGTATGGACCGACGCTTTTCCGACTCTGTTCGCAGAGCAGCGTTTCGAAAGTATCAGCGCTGAGCACGGCGCATCGATGACGCAGTTCGAAGCTCAAATCGCTGCCGGGTTCGTCACCACCTACCCGGACAGGACACTGCTGAGGCTCGATCCGTTTGTCATCCACGCGGCGCCCGAGATCCCGACGCCCGGTGGTGAGCGGTCCTTCTTCAAAGTGTCGTTCTCGAACGACCGCTACAACCTCATCGGGAACAGCCACAACCATCTGCTCGACTACGACTGGCCGATGTACTCGCGCGAGCAGCTGCGCAACGACCCGGCGCGGGCTGGAAGCGATGGGCCGGGGGCGCGCTCATGACGCTGGTTTGCATCACGAACGACATCACTGATCTGCGCTCGTGCACGGTGCGCGGCCAGCACCAGGCGCACTGCAACGGGTTCGCGTGGCGGTACGACCGGGAACTTGAGATCGACATGCCAACCAACGATGAGTGCACCGGCTGCCTTCCCCGGCAGGCCGAGCACGGGCTGTTGTGCTGGTCGTGCTGGATGCGCGTCACCGAAGCCCTCTCGAAGGCACACGACATGATCACTCACCTACGATCCGTCGACCGGGCCCAGCAGATCGACAACGGCGGTGTGCGCGCGGATCCGGGCTGGGTGATCCCCGTGCCGATGACGTGGCGGATGGCCGACGAGCTGATCATGCTCGCCGGCCATCCTGCGCCGGGTTTCCCGTCGACGGCTGATGAGGACGAGGTGGCGCGCATCACTGCTGACTTCCTGCCAACGGATGCTGCTGTGTGGGTGGCGGGCGCAGACAGGGCCGAGGCTGCGTTGCGGTTCGTCGTGCTGATGCAAACGGCGATGGCGGCGCACCCGATGGAGGAATACGAGCACCGGGTGACCAATGTTCGCTGTCACGTCTGCGGGATGCGCTCGCTGGTGTGGAAGCCGCCGCTCGCGTTCGAAGACGCCGTGCGCATTGAGTGCTCAACGGATACCTGCCCGGCCGAGATCGACATGACCACGTACGAGCGGTTCGCGAAAGCGCTCGGCATCAAGACGAGGAAGGAAGCCTGATGCCGAAGCGCATCCAGATGACCCGGCAGCGGCCATGGCGTGCAGACAATCCGGACGCCGTGATCGTGGCCCGTCCGTCGAAGTGGGGCAATCCGTTCACCGTCGCAGGCGCTATCGAGGCGGGCTACGCGGCCACCGAACACGAAGGCCGCGAGGTGGCGGCGGATGCATTCCGCGATTGGCTGCATGGAGACGACTGGGCGGCCGGGTCGGGCCCGGAGTGGAGCGAGAAGCGGCTGACGGTTCTGGCTGAGCTCGGCGAGATCGCCGGTCGCGACCTCGCGTGCTGGTGCCCGCTCGATCAGCCATGCCATGCAGATGTGCTGCTTCGATTCGCCAACGGGGCCACCGGTGGCTGAGCGTCGCTACATCCCTGACAAGGGCGGCTACGAGGTCATCTCGGGCCGCCGCGGCCCACTCACGGGCACACAACACAGACAGATTCGCGACCGCCTGAAAGAGGGCAAGCACACCCACCTCGACATTGCGCTCGAGGTGGGGTGCTGTGCCCGCACGGTCGCGAACACAAGACGAGAAATGGAGAAGCAACGATGAGCACTGTGACCGAAGCCTTCTACGGCATCCGGTGTGATTTCCCCGAATGCGGCGAACTCTTCGAAGGCTACGAGTACTCGTATTTCTACGATTCGGGAACCGCTGCAAGCGAGGCAAGCGAGTACGACTGGCTCACGAATTTCGATGGCAAGGACTACTGCTCGACGCACACTGTGTGGCTTGCGGAAGTCGACGATGACGACGAGCACCGCGGCCAGCGCCCGCTCGCTGACACTTTCGAGAACCGCCTCAAAGTCGCGGTCGATCGCGTCGTTGAACGCGCGCACCGTGCGCTTGAGGACCGCGGGCGACGTCTCGATGACTTACTCGGCCAGCGCGGCACCTTGGCGCACAACACCGACCGCAAGCTATTCGCGATTTTCGAACGCACCTGCAAGGCGTGGAAGCCAGACATCACCGGGCAAGAACTCTTCAGCCTGAGAACCGGGAGTCGACCATGACCGAGATGACGGAACGCCAAGCGAAAGCATGGCCGGATGCGATTGCGGAGATTCAGCGCTACGTCACTACGAGCACCGTGACCGACCGCATCGACAGCCACGATTGGACCGTCTCTTGGGAAGAGGAATTCCGCCCAGGTCGCGGCCAAGCGCTGCGCGCGATGTGGTGCGACGGCGAGTACGTCGCGAGCGTGTATATGGATGTCTACGGCTCTCCGAGCATTGCCGTGGCCGAGTTGAGCTGGGTGCACAACAGCGGCGACGAAGAATGCGCGTGCGAGGCGTGCGCCAAAGAACGAGAGGACGACGAGCGATGAGCGACAACGAAGCACGTGAGTACCGCAAAAAGCCCGTCGTCATCGAAGCGATGCAAGCGACCCTCGAGAACGCGCTGTCGTTGGCCGCGTGGCTCCCGAAGGATGCCGCCGCGATCCTGGTCAGCCCCGGCCGCATCAGCGTGCACATCAACACATTGGAAGGCGTGATGGTCGCGAGCGAAGGCGACTACATCATTCAGGGTGTCGCTGGCGAGTTCTACCCGTGCAAGCGGGACATCTTCACGGCCACGTACGAAGACGCCGCGAAGGCTGTGCCGCTGACCATCGACCGGGAAGCGCTGGTCGCATTCTTCCGTTCGGTGGGGATGGCGGCTGGAATCCATGAGCCATTGCGACAGGCAGTTCTCGAAGAGTGGGCCGATGCCGTGATCGCTCACCTCTCCGCACGGGAAGCGGCAGACGACCAGAAGGTGTACGCGCAGGGCTATCTCGACGGCCACAATGCCGCGCAGGAGGCGCCAACATGCTCAGCCCGAATCACCATCCGGCACGAGGGAGGGAACACTGTCTCGGGAACACCTGAGGATGTGCTCAACCATGGGCACCTCAAGCCTGGGTGGAAGTTTGAATCCAAAGAACACACGGCACAGGAGGCGGCAACGGAAGTCGAGGCCCGTTTGCCGGGCCATTGGTCGAATGGAGACCCCGTGCACCTGATCCTCGATGGCACGGATCACGGCAACCCCGGAACATTGGGGCGAGTGGCACCGAACCACAACGACAATGCCAAGTGGGTTCCCAATGAGTGAGGGGAAGAACGCCAAGCTGATCGCGGAAGCACGCGCACTCGCAAACGGGCCGATGCTGGGAAAGTCCCAGTGGCGCGAGCTCGATAAGTCCATTCTGATGAATCGTCGCCTTGTCGACGCCCTGGAAGCCGCTGAGCAGGAGAAGACCGCAGCCCTCGCCGTGATCGAGCAGGTGAAAGCTATCTACGTGCGTGACCTCGACACAAGCACTGAGGATTTCGATAACCCGGACGTGACGCTCGATGAGATCTGGGTAGCCACTCAGACCATCCCCGCTGACGCTCTCGTTGAGCTAAAACGGGCGATCGCGGAGAGGGCATGGAGCGAAGGCCACTCGCAGGCGATGGCAAACGTCGCTTGGCCAAAAGAGCGCAAGGACAGCCCATACCGGGCAAACCCTGAAGCGACTGATTCAACGAACGGGGGCGATCGATGAAGGGCACGACTTCGATCGTGATGTGCGACGACGATTCCGGCTGCGGTGAGTGGGAGATCGACTACTACGAGCAAGGCGCGTCGAACTGGCGAGAGCTGCTGCCAACCGGGTGGGTATACGACCCGTTCAAGGACTTCGCGTTCTGCCCAAGTCACGCCGGGCAAGCCCCGAAGCCGAGCGGCTTGGCGCCAGTTCACTGGGTCGGGGATGCGCCCACGAGCCTGCATGGCAACGGCGCGACCTCGTTCGAGCGAACCACACGCGACCCTGCTGGGGTCACATGCACCCTGTGTCGGACGCTACTCGCCCGTACTGAACCGAGTGATTCCGAGAGGGGCGAGTGATGGCAGATCCAAGGCCAGTCGAGCCGATCGAAGTTGCACGTTTGGTGGAGCAGCACGTCGAATCTGAACTAAGCAGTGTGCGCCAATTTGTGAACCGTGAGGTGTTTGACGAATCAGGCGTCTACGCATTGCACTCCATGTCGGCCGAGATCTACGCGCTCGGGTTTAGCGCAGGATCGCTCGTTGAGCAAACGAAAGCCGACGCCCACAGGCGCCGGGAGCGCGAAAAAGCGGCACTCGATGGATGAGCGTCTCAAGCTCACTCAGCGCATCAGTGGCGGCCCCTGCTTCAGGGTGGCCGCCACAGTCGTATCCGAGGAGGGCCAGCAGTGGCTTGAGGGACAGATTCTGGCGCGCGGATACCAAGCCAGCGACTTAGGCAAAGCCGTCCGTAAAGGGCGGTTCATAGAGATACCAATACGGAGGGAAAGCGAATGATCCGTGCATGGAAAGCGTTCTGGTCGAGCATCGCAGCCGAGCTTGACCGTCACGCATCGGAACTACGAACAGGCGTGACGCTCATCGAGGCAGTCGCTGCCGATGGGTTTGAGACGAATCTGCGCGCGCTCACTGGGCATGACGCAGACGAGTACCGAGAGATCGCGCTGGACGCCGCGAAACTCGGGATGACACCCGAGACAGCGCGAGAAGCATTCGCACAATGGGCGGCAACACCGCACCGGTTGCGGTACGAGCTCGAAGGAATCAGACGCCATGTCGAGGGAAGGATCAAAGCCAATGAGTAGTCGCCCAAGGAATGTAGAGAACTTCCCGCGCATGAAGGTGCGAGGCCGAGGGCGGCGCAAGAACCCGTGGGTCGAGTGGGCGCGGTTTGCTTCAGCCGTCAGCGCGGCGGCGGTCGCATTCGCGGGGTTCGGAGAAATGGCGAAGGCAGCAGCTCGGTTCCAAGCGGAGTACGCGCGAGTGCAAGCGCTCACCGATGCCACTAACGCGCAGATGGCGGAAATCGTTCTCAGCGCTCAAGGAACTGCCAGAACACCTACCGATGCTATCAACGCATTCGGTATGAAATTTGCCGAAGGTGGTAGCCGATGAGTGGCTTCACGCCCCGGTGGGTTCGCGACCGGCGCCGGATGCTTCGCGCGTATGCCAAACACCCGCCGCGAGTCATCCTCGGGGCGGATGCCGCCGAGTTCACGCCGGACATGATCGACACTCGGCTCATGGTCATTCCTGATCAGGCGATGACAATCACAAGCATCAAGCCAAGGAGGCGCCGATGAAGGAATGGCTGAATATCGCAGAGGCCGCGATCGTTGCCGGTAGGGGCCAGTCAACCATCTACCGCTGGATGGATACGGGCAAGCTCGCGTCGCGCAAGGCGGATGACGGCACTATCGAGGTGGCATCCGCTGAAGTGCTCAAAGCCGAGGCGGCATCCAAACGGGGACGCCCCCGAGGCAGCGTCTCGAAGGTGGCTCTCGCGCGTCGGCACATACTGCCCTGACGACTCGCCGGGATGGTGGTTGCGGGAATTCGAGAAACACGAGAACATTAATTCAGATGTTGGATCTTTGTGTCTGACGAGGAAGCCGGAGTCATAGCGACTCCGGCTTTCGTCATTTAACCCCCGCACCGGCCACGGTCGGCAGCGGGTGAAAAGCGCACGGGCATGGCCCGGCATGCGGCCACGGCCCCGCAGCGCACAAGCCGAGCGCACAGGGATGGGTAAGCCCTGCGTTGAGGCACGCTCAGCCAAGAACGCGAAAACGAGCACACAACTGAACAGAGCGGCGTCACCCCTGGCCGGCAAACGGGGTCTACTTCCCACGCAGCGTGGGTTGGCCGCGTGATTCGGTCTCCAGCAGCTGCGTCCGATGCAGCTCAGACGTTGGGAAGTCATTGGGGCGACTCCAGCATCGTCACGGGCAACAACGCCGACACCACAACCGAATATCGCGCGAGTCTCGACGGGTCATATCGAGACCGACAACTTACGAGGGAGCCTCTCCATGGATATCGCGGCAATCGCTCAGGTCTGCCATGAGGCAAACCGTGCCATTCAGCTTGTTGCCGGCGACCCAGCACCTTCGCCCTCGTGGGCTGACGCGCCAGAGTGGCAGCGGGCATCCGCCATCGAAGGCGTACAGAAGGCGCTCGACGGCGAAACGGCTGAGCAATTGCACGAATCATGGTGCGCTTTCAAGGTCGCTGACGGTTGGGTGTGGGGCGAGCTCAAAGACGTGGAAGCGAAGACGCACCCATGCCTGATCGAGTACGAATCACTGCCGCCTGAGCAGCGTGCCAAGGATCACCTGTTCGCGGCGATCGTCGCAGCACTCGACAACGGCGAACGCAAGGCGTAGAGGCAAACAGCTTAGGGAGACGCATCGTGCTCGGTCACCTGCTCACCTTGTTCAAACTGCACGTGCTGCGGCAGAAGATGTGGCTTGTCGTTGAAGTCGATGATGACAGTACCCACTGCTACCCGCTGATGGATCAAGTCACACACACCGCCGACGAGGATTGCATCTGCGGCCCCTCAGCCGAGCTCGTACCTCGCGAAGATGGCTCATCCGGTTGGGCATACAAGCACCACTCGCTAGACGGCAGAGAGGCCAACGAACGATGACGCTTTTCTGGTTCCTGCTCATCGTCGCTATCTGGGCGCTCTGGTTCGCTGCACGTGATGCCGAATGGAAACGCCCCGCATCATGGTTCGACCTGCAGCCGTACATGCGCCAGTCGAAGTCACAGACCGGGCATGCACAGCAGAAGCGACGCAAGAGGTAGCCAATGCGTGGGGCAATCCTCGAAACCGTTCACGGCTCCCACCTGTACGGACTCGCCACCGCCACCTCAGATCTCGACTGGTACACCGTCATCGACGGCAACCAGAAGCCAGCACAGACGATCAGGGACGGCATGGATGCCACTGTGATCGGGCTAGGCCCATTCCTCGAGCAGGTTTACCGCGGCGTGCCCCAAGCATGTGAAGCACTGTTCTCGCGCAAAGCAGCTGTGCGCCCCGACTTTGCTCCCATGCTCGCCAACATCCACGTGATGGGCGGCGACGCCTACGACCGGTACGAGCGCACCATTTATGCCTTCAGCAAAGGCACGTTAAAGCAACGCCGGCACGCACACCGACTCACACTCAACCTTGCTTCACTCCGCAAACATGGGCAGTTCAATCCCGAGCTGACCGCCTTGCAGATCGTGAACGTCAACCAAGCAGCAGGGAGCCGAGATGACTGACTACTCGCTCGCCGAGTACCCAGCCCCTGACTTCCTTTGTGGCCGACGCAAACCAGAACCACCCTACGAAGGCGAGACGTGCGTGTTCCTCCCGCACGCAGGCAGCCCCGGTCACTCATGGGAGCCATGGTCGACAGGAACCGGCACGAAGACGGCACGCGATGAATGACAACCTGATCTGGTCTGTTGCACTCGCCGCTTTCGGCATTCTCGGCATCTACCTCGCTGGCTCCAAGAACATCTGGGGCTGGGCGGTGTCATTCGGTGCACAAGCCGCATGGATCGTGTTCGCCGTCGTCACCACCCAATACGGATTCGTCCTCAGCGCACTGGCCTACGGGTTCGTGTACGGCCGCAACTTCTTGCGATGGCGGGCAGAGCAGAAAGCAGCGAACGATGAGTGAACGCTTCCGCTGCCCCGAGTGCACCGACGAACACTCGAGCGCGCTCGCCGCAGATGAATGCGCAGAACGTGACATCGAAGACGACCGCCGCACACGGCAATGGTTCGGGAGAGGGCGCGAGTGATGGCCGAGACTTCAAACGAACAGCGCACCCGTGTGCTCGCCGCCGCGCCGAACACAGCATCGTGGGAATACGACCTGGCGCTCGCACTCGGATACGAACCCGAATCGTGGGACGGCATGTGGAAGCTCACCGAGCATCCGTTCGACTACCGGCATGGTGTTGTCACCGCGAGGGAAGTCATCTCGGCGCCCCTCACATTTGCCGAGACCATGGCAGCTGGCGATGATTACAAGCGGAAGACCCGGCTGAAAGAGCACCCACTGCCCGAAGGTTGGCAGATCCTCAGCGATGACCGGATCGGTGAAGCAGAACCGCGATACCGGTTCATCCCGCCCGGCGAGTAGCGACAGAAACAAGCGGGACACCTGATACAAAGGTGCCCCGAATCACGGCCCGAGACCGCCTTTGTATCAAGCGAGGTGCCGAATCATGCGAGTGTGCTCACAACCCGGATGCCCCACCTTGATCCGCTCCGCAGGCAGATGCCCCGAGCATGCACGCGAGAAGGAACAAGCCAGAGGCTCACGCCAAGCCAGAGGGTATGGCAAAGCGCACACCAATCTCCGCGAGCAATGGGCAGCCAAGGTCGCAACCGGCACAGTGAAGTGCTGGCGCTGCCGCAACCTCATCAGCTCTACCGCGCCATGGCACCTCGGCCACGATGACGACGACCGGACCAAGTACCGCGGCCCTGAACACCAACACTGCAACCTCAGCGCAGCAGGGCGCAACTCACACAGGTAGGGACCAACGATGCGCGTACAGATACTTCCGCTTCCGCCGCGCACAGTAGGCGAGTCCACGGAGACACCATTCGTGATTGTTCTCGATGGGCCCGACACGCACCAAGCCATGAGCCCCGAAGACATCGAACTCATCAGGCACATCACAGGCGCCACAGACGTCTGGGCGAGCGACGGAACCATCGACGTAGCTCAACCACTCACTCTCACCGAAGAGCAGACACAGACCATCCTCGAACGCCTCACCACCCGCTGAGCGCCCACCCAAACCCCGGGGGTGTACCCCAAAGGGCAGGCCCGGTTAGAACCGCCGGAGAGGTGTCTCGCAGTCCAGACACCTGAAATGTTGCTGTGGAGGTGGCCGATATGGGTTCTCTTCGCACGCCAAATGGGCTTTCAGCTGGTGGCCAAAAGCTCTGGAAGTCGGTCACGGAGAACCACGAGATTGATGCCGTTCAAGAGGTCACTCTGTTGGAGGCATGTCGGGCAAAGGATCGCTTGGACAAGCTCGACGAGCTGCTCCGCGGCGACATCGACGCATGGGCCACAGTGGTCCATCGGACACGCACCGAAGACTACGAGCTGAAGATCGACCAGGCGTTGTCGCAGGCGAACTCGACTGCGAATCTGCTGAAGCAGCTTCTGGCTGCATTGCGCCTCGCCGACACTGTTTCGGGCAAGCGTCCGCAGCAGCGTGGGGGAGCGCGCGGGGCTTACTCGCCGACCGCAACTTCTGGTGCCGGCCGTGTCTCGAGCCTTGACGCGGCGAGAGCGAAGGCAGCCGGGCAGTGACCTTCCAGCCGCTCTTCGACGGGCATGTTTGCTCGCTGGGTTACGCAGCGATCGACTTCGTTGAGACCTACATGGTGCACGGCCCTGGCGATATTCAGGGTTCTCCGGTGGAGCTCGACGAGGAGATGCGGGAATTCTTCATCGAGACGTATCGGCTCGATCCGATCACGGGTCAGCGGATGTTTGATGAGGCGGTGTTGTCGCGGCCGAAGGGGCGAGCGAAGTCGGAGATTGCCGGCTTCATCGTCGTTTTCGAGGCGTTCGGTGATTGCCGATTCGATCACTGGGATGACGATGGGCAGCCTGTTGGTCGCAAGGTCATCTCGCCGCTGATCAAGTGCATGGCCACTGAGGAATCGCAAGCGGGAAACACGTTCGAGAACGTCGCCTTCATCGTCGAGCATGGCCGCGAAATGTTCCCCGAAATCTACGGCGGCGGTTCCGGCTTCCGGCAGTACCAGTCGGCGACAGCGATCTACCTCAGCGGCGGCGGCGAGATCCGCGCGACGACATCCGGATCCGCATCGAAAGACGGCGGCAAGGAATCGTTTGCGGTCGCCGACGAGACGCACCTGTACGTGCTCAAAGAGCTCCGCGACATGTACGCAACGGTTTCGCGCAACCTCTCCAAGAGGAAGCTCGCTGAACCGTGGATGTTGCAGACGTCGACGGCGTATCGGCCTGGTGAGGATTCGGTCTTTGAAGCAACGCTGACTGCGTGGCGGAAGAAGACACTGTCGCCCCGGGTGAACGTCGATCACCGTGAAGCCAAGGGCAAGATCGACATCAAGAACCACGATCACACGATCGCTCAGCTGATCGACGTGTACGGGGCATCGTCTGCGTGGCAAGACATGGAGCGCAAGTGGCGCGACATGAATGACCCGCGCATTTGCCCCGATGAGGAAACGGCGGCCAGGTATTACCTGAACCGCCCGCTCTCTTCGCGCGATGCGTGGATCCCGGTGGCGATCATCGAAAAGCAGGATGCGTCGGTGCCGAAGACCGCGGAGGACCAGCGCGAGCGGCCAACGGCTCTGGTTGAGCCTGGCGAGTCGATCGCGCTCGGCTTCGATGGTTCACTCAACGACGACTCCACGGTGCTGATCGGTTCCCGGATGTCCGATGGGTTCCTTTTCCCGGTTGGGATCTGGTCGAAGCCCGAGGGTCCGGCCGGTAACTGGTGGGAAGTGCCTCGTGCCGATGTCGTCGCGTCGATCAAGGAAGCGTTCGAGACCTACACGGTGTCGCGCCTCTATGCGGACCCGCATGAGTGGCGGACCGACGTCGACGACCTTGCCGAGGAGTTCGGTGAAGACCGTGTCATCCCGTGGGCAACCTCGCGCTTCGTGCCGATGGCTGCAGCGCTCGACCGACTGCACATCGATTTGAAGACGGCACAGGTGTGGCACTCCGGAGACGGCGTGTTCATGGAGCACTTCCGCAATGCGTACGTCAACAAGCGTGGCATCCACCGCCTAGTGCGCAAAGAGAACCCGAACAGTGATCGAAAGATCGACTCCGTTGTTGGCGCCGCCCTCGCATTCGAGGCGCGCGCCGATGCGATCAAGGCTGGCTGGACGCCGCCGAAACCGAAATCGAAGGTCCGCGTTTGGCGATGAGAGGAGTGCTCTATGGCTACAGAGCTTGAGCAGACCCGGGATCGCCTGATGCGGTCCCTGCAACGAGAACGGCCGGCGCTGCAGAGGAACGACCTGTACTTCGAGGGCGAGCAGCCGTTGAAGTTCATCGCTCCGGCGTTGCAGCAGCAGCTCGGCTACCGGCTGTCGCCGATCGTGATCAACCTCGCACGGTTCAGCACGGACGTGTACGAGAACCGCCTCGACATCGAGGGGTTCCGATTCGCTGGCGCTGACTCATCTGACGAAGAGCTGTGGCAGATCTTTGAGCACAACGACGGTCAGTTCCTCTCGCAGCAGGCACACCGCGAAGCATTGGCGCTGTCCCGGGCATACGCGCTGGTCGGCGAAGGCGACAGCCCTGACGACGTGCCGCTACTAACAGTCGAGTCGCCATTCGACGCGATTCACGAGGACGATCCGCGCACGCACGAGGTGAAGAACGGTCTGAAGGTTTGGACCGAGCTCGACAAAACGCGGTTCGCCTCGGTCTACCACCCCAACGGGCGTCAGACGTGGTACCGCAAGAAGAGCGAATGGGTCGAGGACTCGTTCGAGGTGAACGAGTTCAAGCTGTGCCGGATGGTGCCGCTGATCAACGACCCGCGCATCCTCGGCCGTTACCGTGCCGGAAAGTTCGACGAGCGTCTCGGGCGTTCCGTGTTCCACGACGTGGTTCCGCTGATGGATGCGCTCAACAAAATCGCGTCCGACATGATGGTGTCGGCGGAGTTCCACGCGCTACCGCGCCGCTGGGCAACGGGCCTCTCCGAAGAAGACTTTGTCGACGAGGCAACCGGGCAGCAGATGGAAACCTTCTCGCTCGTCGCCGGTCGTCTCTGGGGCGTCGAGAGCGAGAAGGCCGAGTTCGGGCAGTTCGCCGAGGCCGACCTCGCGAACTTCCACAACACTGTAAAGCTGCTCATGCAGGTCAGCGGACAGCTCCTCGGGCTGCCGTCCGACTACACGGCGTTCTCATCCACCAACCCGCCCTCGGAGGGTGCGATCCGCGCATCTGAGGCGCAGCTGGTGAAGCGCGCTGAGCGCAAGCAGCAGGCGCTCTCGTCTCGGTGGGAGCGGGTGCAGCGACTCGTGCTGCTGACACAGGGCAAAAAGGACTCCCTGGAGGCTCGGCAGATAGAAACGCTGTGGCGTGATGCTGCGACGCCGACGATGGCGCAGCAGGCTGACGCGATCGTGAAGCTCGTGACTGCGAAAGACGGACAGGGCCGCTCGGTTCTCCCGGTTCAGCAGGCACGCGAGGATCTCGGCTACTCGGCCACGGTGCAAGGTCGCATGGCCGACTGGGATGCTCAGAACCTTGCCGACCTACAGCTCGATGGAGCGTTGAGGGGGTTGAGCGAACTTGCCAACTCCGGAACTGGTCAATAGGTACTACCAACAGCAGCAATCGATCGCGGGGACCACGGTCGCCGCCGTGAAGAAGCTATGGCGGGGGATGGGTAGCGACTTCGATCAGTCGTGGTCGTTGCTCGCCCCCGCCTTGCTCGACACCGTGCAGCTGGGGCGCGCGGCCGCGGCAACCACGTCGGCCGCGTTCACCCCCGCACTGCTCGAATCGACCGGGCAGAGCGCACCGCCGGCTGGACTGCTGAACACGGCGCGCTTTATCGAGACGGCGCCTGACGGGCGTTCGATGGAGTCACTGCTCGACCGGTCTGTGATCGTCGCGAAGTCTTCTGTGAAGTCCGGCGCCACTACCTCGTTTGCGCTCGCGCAAGCGGAAGCGTGGATTACCGGCATGCTGCTCACCGTCATGGCCGACACCGGCCGGGCAATCGTCGGAGCCGACATCGCGCAGCGCCCCGCGATCGCCGGCTACGTCCGGATGCTCAATGGGCCTTCGTGCTCGCGCTGCATCATCCTGGCGGGCAAGTGGTTCCGCTGGAACGAAGGTTTTCAGCGTCACCCTCGATGCGACTGCAGACACATACCCGCCGCAGAAGACGTTGCCGGCGACCTGACCACAGACCCGTACGCGGCGTTCAAAGCGATGAGCCCCGCCGAGCAGGAGAAGGCCTTTGGCCGCATCGAAGCTCGAGCGATTCGCGATGGCGCTGACATCTTCCGCGTCGTGAACCTCAAGGCTCGCGGGCTAGGGACGGCTAGGGCCGCGAACATCTACGGCACCCCGTCGCGGATGACGATCGACGACATCTACCGCACCGCCGGGCACCGCACGAACGCGATCAAGATGATGGAGCGGGAAGGCTTCATCACTGGGCCGCAGACGCGCGACGGCAACATTGTCGGCCGGATGCGCGAAAGCTTCACCGCACCGATCAGTCGCCCAATCGTCCCCGGCTCGAACCGCGCTCGCACGCTGGAGGCACGCCGCACCGGAGTCCGCGACCCGCTCGACCGGGCCACGATGACGGCCGCGGAACGCCGCCTGTATGACGCCCACTACCGGCTGAGCTTCGCGGAGATGCGCGGCACGGTCGCGCCGTCGATCACAAACTCGCGCGGTCTCCGCATGTCAGATGCCGACAAGTTCGTGAAGCCCCGGACGATCACGCCGGAAGGCATTGCGGAGCTCCGGAAAGACCTCACCAAGCAGATTGCGGCGCTGCAGAAACTCGCAGGCGACGGCAAAGCGCCTCCTTCTCTCCTCAGATTGGCCCGACTCCTCGGGCTTCTCTAACCCAGATTTCCACCGTCCTGGTGGCAGCCCTCACGCGTGGGTATCGCGGTCATGGTCGACGGACCCAAAACGGATACGAAAGGTCACACCAGATGTCTACTGCTTTCACGCGCCCCGTTTTCGGGCCGGCCAAGCCAACTCGCCTCAGCCTGATGGGAATCAGATTCGTTGAGAACGGCAGCGACGGTGCCGGTGCGGGCGGCGATGGCAACACGTTCACGCCGCCGGCGACTCAAGAGGATCTGAACAAGATCATCGAGGGTCGCTTGGCACGAGAGCGCACGGCCACGGCGGACAAGTACAAGGACTACGACGAGCTGAAGGCGAAGGCCGAAGCTGCCGACGCTGACGCCGACAAGTCCAAGACTCCCGACCAGAAGGCGGTAGACGCCGCCCGCGAAGAAGGCCGCGCCGAAGTGCGCGCCGTTCTTGCCAATGAGCGAGTGAAGCTCGCGTTCGACAAAGCCCTCACCGGCCGTGCCCTGAACGCCGCAGCACTCCTCGATTTCGACCGCACCAAGTTCATCAAGGACGACGGCGCGGACTCGGAAGCGATCACGAAGTGGGTCACGGACAACTCCACCGAGGTCAAGGCCGGCACCGGCCGCGACCCCGGCCAGGGCGGCCGGGACTCCTCCGCGACGGGCGGCAGCGTCCAATCCGGCCGTGACCTTTTTGACAGCGAAAAGAAGAAACCAACTCGAAAGGAATAACCATGCCTAAGCTCCGCACAGAAGCATTCGGCGCAGGTGACCAGACTTGGCTCGGTTCGACTCACGGTATCCGCAATGCGCGCACCGGGATCATCGACATCTCTGCATTCACCCCCGCAACCCACTACCTGTCCGGGTACATCAAGTCCGGCACCCCTGTCGCCCTCGTGGGCGGCGTTTACGTCCCCTACGACGTGACAGTAGGCACCGTCGCCGGCGCGGGAATCCTCGCCGGTTTCATCCTCACCGACCAGCCGGTTTCGGGGACCGCCGACTTCGGCGCCCCGATCCTCGACCACGGCCGCGTGAAGGTCGCGAAGGTGCCTTACGCATCCTTCGTAACGCCAATCCCGGCAAAGAACGCAACCACCATCGTCTTCAACTAAGAAGGGAGTAGATCATGGCACTTTGGACTGATCTGATCGACCCGGCCACACTGACCGGATACGCACGACGCTCCCTCGAGGAGTACGAAGCCGAGAAGGGCACTCTCGCCCGCTGGCTGCCCAACCGCGAAGTCGCCGACACTGTCGTGCGCTTCGTCTCCGGTTCCAAGGGCCTCGTGGAGGAAGCGCGCTACCGCGCTTACGACGCAGAGCCCGAGGTCGGCAAGGGGGAGGGCGGCAAGCGCACCATCCTCGAGCTACCCGCCATCGGGCAGAACATCCCGGTCTCCGAATACGAGCAGCTCCGTGGCCGCGGCTCTGCCGACGAGGTGATCGAGAAGTCGATCCTGCGCACCACGCGCCGTGTCGTCCGTGCGGTCTCTGACCGTGCCGAAAAGCTGCGCGGCATCGTGCTCAACACGGGCAAGGCAACCATCCCCGAGCTGGCTGCCGCCGACGACTTCGGTCGTTCCGTGTCGCACGATGTGACCGCTCCGGCTCTCTGGTCTGACCCGGCTGCCGACCGTCTCGCCTTCCTCGAGTCGATCATCGACATCTACCGCGACACAAACGGTGTCGAGCCTGGCGCGATGCTGATGCCCAACCGAGTGTTCCGTGCACTCGCCGCCGGCAACCAGTTCCGCACCCAGCTCATCAACGGCGCATCGCGGCCCGCGACCGAAGACGACATCCGCGGCATCATCACGGGAGCCGGCCTGCCGGACATCTTCCGTTACGACCGCCGAACGTCTTCGGGCAAGGTTCTCGATGAGTCCCGCCTGCTTCTGCTCCCCGCCCCGGTGGAGACGGACGACTGGGAGGGTACCGAGCTTGGCGCGACGTTCTGGGGTCAGACCCTGACGTCGACCGATGAGCGGTACGGCATCGAGGAGTCCGAGCAGCCCGGCATCGTCGCAGGCGTTTACCGCGGTGACAAGCCGCCGCTGATCGCCGAGGTTATCGCTGACGCGATCAACCTGCCTGTTCTGTCCAACGCCGACCTGAGCCTTTCGGCGAAGGTGCTGGCCTAATCGAGTTCGGGGCGGGCTTCGGCTCGCCCCGGCTCCTTCCTCAAGGAGAACCTGATGGCAAAGCTGAACACGCACGTTGCGGTTCAGGACGAGAACCTGCGCACGCACGTTTTCGGACCCGACGACGAGCTCCCCGAGTGGGCCGTCGCGAAGATTACCAACCCGCACGTGTGGGCTGAGGCGCCTGAGGTGTTCGCCACCGTCGAGCTGCCCGATGGCACGGTCATTGGTGACGGTAGGTCGCTCACGACGCTCCCCAGAGGCGACGCAGTCGACGCTGGCACCGTGACCGAGACCGTGACCGAGGTCGAGACCGAGACCGAGGTCGAGCAGGAAACGGAAAGCGAAACGGAGACCGAGACGCTCCCGATCCCACCGAAGGGTGGCCCCAATGCGTCTGGTGAAGCTTGGGCGGCGTATGCCGTGCAGGAGATCGCCGCTCGCGGTCTGCAGATCGATATCCCCGCTGGCACCGGCCGCAACGACATCATCGACGCGCTCAAGAGCGCTGGAATCCCTACGGAGTAACCATGTGGCCCACAGTCCCGGTAGCCAAGATCGAAGGCGGGTGGCGACCGCTCTCCGATGCGGAGAAGATCGTCGCCCAGAACCGAATCGAGGATGCCGAGACTGAGCTGCAGTTTCAACTCCGGCAGGCGGGCGTCGTTTCGCCCCCTGCCGGAGACGCGCTCTGGGCGAAGATGTACGTCAACACTGTCGCTGAGATGGTGCGCCGCTACCTCCTGAACCCGGATGCGTGGCTGTCGGAGTCGGAGAAGATCGATGACTACGCCGTTGATCGGCGACGCGACTCGGCAGTTTCATCCGGCCTTCTGTACGTCAGCGATGCAGAGCTTGCCAAGTTGTTGCCGGCGCCATCGCGGGAGAAGCGCGGGGCGTTCAATGTCATTCTGGGGTCGTCATGAGCGTGCAGAGCATCATCATCGCCGGACGGCAGCGGGCCGAGGCTCGCATGCTGGATTCCTGCATTGTCGGCCGCAAAACAATCACCCCTGATCCGGTCACGCTCGAGAATGTGGAAACGGTCGACGCTCACTACACGGGCAAGTGCCGCATCTCGTCAGCTTCGAACGCGGTGACGGATAAGGATGCGGTTGGTCAGGTGTTCGCGGATGAGTCGTTCATCCTGTCGGTGCCTATTGCGACTTCCGGTCCGATCCGCACGGATGACATGGTGTGGATTACAGCGGTTGACCCGATCAGCGGTAACCCGTCGATGGTGGCTCGTGTGTATCGGGTTTCTGGCGCTGCAGCTATCGCTCAAGCGACGGCTGCCCGATTTTCGTTGGAGCTGTTGTCATGAGTGCTGATTTTGATTTCTCGGAGTTCAATGCGCTTGCTGCTGATCTGGGCGAGGTGCCTGCGAAGGTCATCCCGAACGTGCGCAAAGCCGTCGAAGTGTCTGCGCGCAACGTGAAGGAAGACTGGGCAAAGGGCGCAAAGCGTACTGGCCTCAAGCGGTACGCCTCGGCAATTGACTACGACATGAACCTTGACACGGATGGTTCGATCGGTGCCGAGATCGGCCCGAACTTGAGCAAGGGTCAGGGCATGTTCGGAATCGTGGAGGACGCGCCTGGTGGGGTGAAGTCTGCACCGCAGCATGCCGGCCGTAACGCCGCGAAAGCTGTGGAGGCTGACTTTGTTGAGGGCATTCTGAAAGCAACGGAGGGGCTGTGATGCTCAAGCATTTCGCTGCATTCAAAGCTCGCTTGGCGGCAGCACTTCCCGCTGCTGTGAGCGTGGAGGACACCGCAAAGGTTGATGGCGCTGGCGGCCTCGTGCGTGCTCAGTACGTCATTCTTTTCGGAGGCGGTCCCGACGAGCTCGATGACGGTCGGCTGGCCGCCCCACAATCGCCTGACTCGGATGCCGAGTATCTCTACACAGTGCGCTGCGTCGGCGTTACTGCTGACGGTGCACGCATGGTGGCGCAGAAGGTCATCGCAATCGTGGGCCAAGTTATCACTGTCGAGGGCCGCGCGTGTAGCCCTCTTGAGCTTGACGATTCTTCAAACGTTGAACCAGACAACGCGGTCAAGCCGCCCCTCTGGTATCTCGATCTCGACTTCCTTCTGAAGTCTTCCCGCGCGGTCGTCTAACCGCATCCCCAACTCTCAAGCCCTGCCATTCGGTGGGGCTTTCTGTTTGCCCAAAATCTCTCTCTGTTCCTCAGGGAGTAACGCCCCGCTAAGGGGAATAACCGAAAGGAATACCCCATGGCAGATGTAGCCGACACAGTACCTCCCGCGATCGATCAGAAGGGCAACACGGTCATTTGGTGGGTGCCCGCGATTGCAGACCCTTTGGCTCCGAAAGTTGCTACCGAGATCGGGGCGGCGACCGCATTTCGCATCACGCATTCGCTCACTCCTGACGGCTGGCCACTAGACGGATCACAGTCAACGCAGGTTGATGACCGCCTTGCCATCCCGTCCCCGCTCGAATCGCTCGACACACTCACGTACACGTTTGGCGGCGGGCTTCTTTACGTCGATTCCTCTACGCCCAGTTCGGCGGCTGTAGTGCTGGCGCCGACTGCGCCGGCCACCACGAAGTCGGGCTTCTTTGTGGAGCGTCGCAACGTGCCGAACAGTGTGCTCGCGACAGTCGCGCAGAAGGTGCGTGTGATCCCGGTGACGCTTGGCCCGCAGGTGCGAAACGTGATCGCTGGTACGGGCAAGTTCGGGTTCAAGCAGCAGGCCGCTATCACTGGCCCGATCGTCGAAGGCGTTCTCGCCGCGTAACTCCAACCCCCTGCCGGGGTGTGCCCATGCACCCCGGCAGGTTCCTTTTCATGGGTGTTTTGTGATCATGGGAGATTTTGAAATGACGACACCTAGCGAACAGTTGAAGGCCGCGAAAGCAGCACAGGAAGCTCACCGCCCATTCCAAGACGTGATGGTACTGCTCGATGCAGGCTTGGCCGAGAAGCGCGATCGCCTGCGCGAGCAGTTGGATGCGGCGCGAGCAGAAGTGGCGCGGGACCAGCGGCTCTCTGCCGGCGAACCACCTGCGGTGAAGGAACTGCAGGAGCAGCTCGACGCGATCATGGTCGAGTCGGAGGCGTCATTGCAGACGATTCGGTTTTTGAAAGCCACACCGACGTTCTGGGCTGATGTGACTGCCCGCTGCCCGGTGCGCGTCGGCTCTCCAGTGGATGAGCATTACGGCTACAACATGACGCTTGCTCTGCAGTTCGTCGCCCCCAAGACGGCCGGATGGCTGATTGACGGCGAGATCGTTCCGCTGGTCGTGGACAAGGCGACTGAGACGGACGAGTGGGCTGACCTGTTCGCGACGATCTCGGGTGGCGAGTTCGCTGAGATGGAATCAGCCCTGTTCGAACTCAACGTTTACGGCCCAGCACTTGCTCGCGCTGAACTGGTAAAAGAATTGGCGGCTCGGCCCGCCTAAGAGCCGAGATCGGGTTAGCGCTGGAGTTGGGAATCTCCCACTCCGCGCTGCTCGAGTGGGGCGACGATCAGGTTGAACTGATGCTCGCCTATAAGCGCGTGATGAGCGATGTCGGCCCGAACGGTGAGCTGATGTCGGAAGCCACATCGCCCAAGGCTGACCTGAACTATTACGGCGAAGACCGCATTCGGTATCGCGTAACTGGCCCGTTGACTAATCACGCCGAGAAGCAGCGCCTTGACGAGATCGACGCGTGGAAGAAGACAGTCGGCGACAACCCGAACATGAACGGGCTGTTCTGGTCAGTCGAGAAAGTCGACTAGCGGCGGAGCATCGATCCGACAGCTCCAATGATCCCTGCGAGCACGCCAGCGCCGCCCACAATCATGGCCAGCACGAGCAGGCCCGGCTGTTGCGCCATCGCGCCGATGGTGATCAAAAGCAACGCGACAAGCACGAGAACGAGTGACGTGCGCACCGCAGTGGCAGACCAGCCTTTGGCGTTGAGAAGCGTCTTTTCCGTCATGCCCTGAACTCTACAGCTGAACAACGACACGACGGAGGAATCATGGCCGATCGCGTCGTGAAAGTCAGCCTGCAAGCTCAAGTCTCCAACTACCTCGCGGGGATGGAACAGGCGCGGAAGAAAACACAGGAAGCTGCGAAATCGTCTGAGGATCTGTCTGCAAAGTTCGCTGAGCAGAACGCCGCCATGACAACCGTTGGCGCAGGGCTCACCGCGATTGGTGCGCTTGCGGCAGTCGGGGTGGGCCTCGCGATTGCGAAATTCGTTCAGTTCGATCAAGCAATGTCTGCGGTCGAGGCAGCCACGCACGAGTCGGCTGTGAACATGGAGCGCCTTCGCGACGCTGCGCTGGATGCTGGCGCGCGCACGGTGTTCTCTGCGACGGAGGCTGCCAACGCGATTGAGGAGCTTGGTAAAGCTGGCCTGACTACTGAGGACATATTGTCCGGCGGCCTCGATGGCGCGCTAGACCTTGCGGCGGCTGGCGGCCTTGGTGTCGCTGAGGCGGCTGGTATCGCAGCTACGGCGATCAAGACCTTCAACCTTGAGGGCAAGGACATGGGCCACGTCTCTGACCTGCTTGCCGCTGGTGCTGGTAAAGCGATGGGTGACGTAACTGATCTGTCTGCGGCACTCAAGCAGTCGGGCATGGTCGCGGCATCAACAGGAATCTCCATCGAGGAGACGACCGGCACGCTTTCGGCTTTCGCGGCACAAGGACTCCTGGGCTCTGACGCTGGAACCTCATTCAAGAGCATGCTGCAACGCCTCACCCCGCAGTCCGCAGAAGCCGCTTCGAAGATGAAGGAACTGGGCATCTCCGCCTACGACGCCCAGGGCAACTTCATCGGAATGGAGAGGTTCGCAGGCAACCTGCAAACGTCTCTCGCAGGTTTGACAACAGAGCAGCGCAACTCTGCGCTGGCAACGATCTTCGGATCCGATGCGGTGCGCGCAGCCACCGTGCTCTACTCCGAAGGAGAGAGAGGCATTGCTGGCTGGAACGCCAAGGTCAATGACGCTGGTTATGCCGCCGACACAGCAGCAATGCGTCTCGACAACCTCGCCGGTGATGTTGAGGCTTTGGGTGGCGCCTTTGATACAGCGCTTATCAAGTCGGGTGAAGCCGCCAACGTTTCACTTCGATTCCTTGTGCAGGCTGGCACTGATCTGGTCGACGTGTTCAACGACGCCCACCCCGCTGTACAACAGACAGCGCTCGTGCTTGGTGCGGTGGTTGCTGCGGCAGGCCTTGCGGGCGGGGCATTCCTACTTGGCGTTCCAAAAGTTGCCGAGTTCTCGCTAGCTTTGGCCACGCTGTCCACGTCGCAGATCCCCGCTGTGGCTGCTGCTGCGGCAACCGGGCAGCGCGCGATTGCCGGCTTCGGTTCTGGTGCTGCCGCTGCGGCAAAGTTCATGACGGGGCCGTGGGGTATCGCAATGGCTGCCGCTGCAGTGGGAGTGGCGATTCTGGCGAAGGCTCTTGACGATGCTCAAGCATCCGCATCGGAGATCACGAACAGCTTGCAGACGGCCACCACGGCTGCACAAGTCTTGGCGGTCGCTGGCGAAGGCAAAGAGTGGAAGTGGCTCTATGGAGCCAAAGAGCAGCTGGCTGACCTCCCCGCGGTTCTTCAAGCTTCGGCCGAGCAGTCCACGGACCTATTTGCCCGTTTTGACCAGACACACTTTGGTGCATTTGACGCGCTGAGGCAAGTCGGTGAGTCGTTGGCTGGCATGGCATCGAGCGACCTCCCTGCCGCGCAGAACGCTTTCCGCCTACTCGTCAAAGAGACCGATGAGACGGAGCAATCTCAGTGGCGCCTGTTGAACACGATGCCTGGATATCTCGAAGCATTGAAGCTGCAGGCCAACGAACTCGACATCAATGTGAGCTCAACTGACGAGGCAGCGAACAAGGCAGCCCTACTCGGGCTGGCGTTCGGCAACGCAGTTCCCAGCGCCCTTGCCGCCGCTGACGCATACCTCGCTGCATCCGACGAAGCTGCTGGCCTCGATTCTCAGATGCGCACTCTCATCGAGTCGATCAACGAAGCAAATGGTGTTGGGCAGGATGCCGTCACATCCAACGCGACCTTCCAAGCTTCGCTTGCCTCGATCTCTTCCGAGGTTCAGAAGCAACGCGATGAGTTCGAGAGGGTCAACGGCACGCTCGATGGGTTCGCGTTCTCGCTGGATGAGTCGACGATGGCGGGTTCAGCGAACTCGGCGATGCTCACTGGCGTTGCCGCGGATGCTCAGGCGGCGGCGCAAGCACAGTACGAGCTGGATCAGAAGACGATGTCTGGCAAGGACTCGACCGACAAGTATGTGGCGACTCTCGCGACGTCTCGCCAGGCGCTTATTGACCAGGCTGTGGCGAATGGTGCGAACGCTGAAGAGGTGCAGCGCTTGGCTGACAAGGTATTTGCGCTGCCACCTCAACGAGAAGTGCAGATCTTGGCTGACACCGCGGATGCTAAGCGTGCACTGGATGACTTCATTACGACGCAGAGCGGTCGCAAGATCTACGTCGGTGTGTTGGCTAACCCGCTCAACGAGGTGAACGCGAAGTACTCGCGTGCTTCTGGTGGCATCCTCCCGGGCGCACCATCCGCGACAGACAACATCGTGATCCATGCAGCGACCGGTGAGTTCATCACGAGGGCGAGACAAGCTGCCATCCCGGCGAACCGCGCTGCGCTCGAGTTCATGAACAACGGCGGAGTGATTCAGGGGTATGCGAATGGCGGCTCGATCGGCAGCGGCTACCTCTCCGGTCGCGATGTGCGGTACGTGAGCAGCGGCCCGAGTGGTGCAGCCGCGCCTTCCGCGCCCATGCGGGTGTCTCTTGAGGGTGCCCGTTTCACTTTCGAGCTGGACGGTCGGGAGATCACTGGTGTCATGCGTGAGCAGGCTGCCGGTGTGGTGTCTTCGGCTTTGTCCGGTGAGGCTTCTAAGAAGGGTGCGGGGTACCGGCTATGACAATTGCAGTCGCCGTAACAGCGTTCGCAGATAAGAACCCGGGCCCTCGTATCCGTGTGGATGTGACTGGTCTACCTGCTGGCGTGCTGGTGACAGTGCATCGAATCGCGGATGAAACGGGCACCGTGTTGGATGCGGTGCGCAAGCCCGGCTTGGGTGCTTTCACTGTCGTGGATTACCTTGCCCCTTTGGGTGTGCCGGTGACGTATCGTGCGGAAACGTTCGATGCGGTCACCGGCATATCTCTGGGCTTCTCGGATGGTGCCACAACCACGATCCCGTGGGATGCGTCAATGGGGTGGTTCTCTGACCCGCTTGTGCCGGGGAACGCTGTTGAGGTGGAACTCAAAAGCGATTTTGGGGATTCGCTCAACATGGGGCGGTCTCTGCGACTTCATGGTGTCGGCACTCGCGTTGTGGCCCTGATGGGGACGCTCACGAAGCTTTCGAATGTGAACCTGCATTGTCAAACGAAGAAGGCCGCAGACACGATCATGCTGCGCGAGGTTCTCAACGCTGGCGTGGTGTGTATCCGTACAGCGCCACTCTCCAACGTGCCCACCATCCCGCGGTTGCTCACAGTCGCGGTTGGCCCTGCTCCACGGGTTGATATGGATGTGCAGTACGGCGGCGCTTGGTCACGGTGGCCGATCAGCGGAGACGAGATTTCCCCGATGGAACTCGACATCGCTGTGCCGGTCGTCACGTGGCAGAACTACATCGATGCTTTCCCGACGTGGGCTGATTTCAATGCCGCGTATCTCACATGGTTTGATGCCATCCAGAACCCACCGGGAGTGTAAATGCTGACACTAGACAAGAAGATCGTTGACGCATTTTCACAGTCACACGGAGTCCGGTACGAGGTGGCAGCATTCTACGGAGCTGATCTCACGCTGCCGAGTGTGCCGATCACCACGGACGGCAGTATTGCGTTCAACGGTGACGCCCAAATCCAGGGTAGTGGGTCACTGTATGTAGCTCGTGACGGTGGTGAATCGTTGGTGCCGAAGTCGAAAACTGACCCGCTCGCAAGCTACGGCCAAGAGGTCAGCATCAACTACGTCATCCCTGTCGGTGGGGTTGAACACACAGTGCCGATGGGGCGCTTCCGAATCTCTGACGTGCCCAGCGCCCGCGAGTACTTCCGGATGTTCCCCTCACAGGCTCTCGTCGTCGGATGGGCCTGTGAGCTGCAGTTGAAGGATCGGTTCGAACAGATCATTGCTGACGACTTCCTTGAGGCCACAGCACCAATTCCCGGGAACACAACCTGGGCGGAGATTCAACGACTCTCACCAATCCCCGTCGTGCGTTCGTTGACAGATCGGCCTGTCCCCGCAGGCATCGTGTACAACTCCCGCATGGGCGCCATCGAAACGTTGATGACGAACCTTGGCGGGGTACCACACATGACCCGGCAGGGCGCCTTGACTGCACGGAAGGCCGATGCATGGCTGACAGAGACAGCGCCGGTATTCACCATCAACGGTGTCATCGACATGTCGGATGGTATGTCGAACGAGCTCTTCAATCAGGTCGTGGTGACCAGCTCCATCGGTGACAACAACATTGTTGCGATCCGCCGAATCACTGACCCGTCGAACCCGCTCGCTGTTTCGCGGATGGGAGGCCGCACCTACAAATGGTCGTCACCGCTCATCACAACTCAGGCCGCTGCGAATACTTCGGCGGAAACGATTCTTGCTCGCGTCTCTAGCCGGCAATCACGCACCATCACTGTCACGTGTTTGCCTCGCCCCGATATTGAGGTGGGCGATTACGGGGTGGCGATCGACACCATCTCTGGCCGTCAAGTTTTCGGGGAGGTCAAAACGATGCGCTTCAACCTGGACCCGACCGCCGACATGGCCATTGAGCTGATCGTCGCGGAAACCCGATGAGCCTCGGAGAAGACCAAGCCAAAACTGATGCTGAGGTGAAAGCTGGCCTGTCACACCTGACGCAAGGCACGTGCGTGTCAGTCGACTGGGTGAACCGGCTCGCCGTCATCAACATTGGTGGCGGTTCGGTGCCCATGCCGATGGCGGGGCGTGCACCTTTCCCAAACGACCGTGTGTGGGTGGGGTTCCTCGGCTCTCAACCGGTGTGCGTGGGCACAGTGCCGAAAGCAGCAACCGGCACCGTGTCGGGTTCGGCAACGCTGGGGAAGATCACCTTCACGGGTGATGACGGCACCCCATACCGGCTGCCGTACCTCGGCACCGCCCCAACATCAGGCCAGCGGGTGGCTGTGAACTGGGATGCGGGCGGCATCATCCTTGCTGGCGCTATGTCGTCAGAACCCAACGTGGAGCTTGTGGAAGTACCCCCGCCTGTAGGTGGCGGCCCACAGGAACGCACCTTCAACCCCACCGACTCGGGCAACTTCCGAAGCGGCGCCTACCAGAACTCGTTTGCTGAGATTTCTGACTCCCGGTCGGCGTTCTACTGGTACGGCACCACCATGGCGGACTCCATCCCCGATGGGGCCACGATCCTTGAGGCGCGCATCTACCTCTCCCAGGAGTGGGACAACGTGCCCGGAACGGATTCTCGAATGGGAACGCACACCCAAGCTTCACGCGGTGGTGAGCCCGGCTTGTCCGGCGCCCTCTCTGTGCCTGGTGGTTCACGTTGGTTTGACATCAGCGGCTACGCGAACGCACTCAAAACGGGTGCTGCGTTGGGTATCGGCTTCTACAAAGCGTTCGGCTACCGCCGTTATTCGCCGGCTGGCTCTTCCGGCCAAATCTTCATCAAGTGGCAATAGCCACCACACCCCCAAGCCCTGCCATCCGGCGGGGCTTTTTCTATTGGAGGCGTCATGCCCACACTTGCACAGCTTGGCGTTACACCCGTCACAAACCTCAGCCCAATGCAGGGTCCGGATCAGATCACCGAGCATGCGACAAAGATCGCGGCCGAGATGGGAAAGACCGTCCCGGCGCCCGCGAACTTGCCAGCAGCGGGCAACTGGGTCAACCGGTCGATCATGGTCGAATCAGATAAGACGATCTACGTCTGGGACGGCTCCGGCTGGGTGGCATATGCGGGCCCGCTAGTGATTGGCACCGTCACCGCCCGAACGAACTTCGGCATCAACGCCGTCACGAGGCTTGTGCGACGCAATGGCATCGTAACTCTCAACTGGTACCTCTCGAAGACCGCAGGCGGCAATTTCGCAAACAGTGACCTTGCAGCCGACATCCCGACAGGATTCCGGCCGGCATCAAACGCCTACGCCTCAGCGTTGATTTACAGCGGCGTCACCCCAAATAACACGGGCGGCGTCATCATCCAACCGGGTGGCGCGTTGCAGCTGATTGTCACGGGCGCATCCGGCACAGACTGTGTCGGCTCGATCACGTACCCACACGCCTAATGCCTCGCATCATTCTGGCCGCCCACGGGCGGATCACGACTCGCTTCCGTGAAGACATAGGGCGAGGCTTCCCTCACAACGGCATTGACCAAGGGCACGGAGACGGGACGCCTTATGATCTGCAAATTTTGGCCCCAGCAGATGGCGTGATCGTCGCGACAGGTCGACAGGGGAGTTACGGGAAGCGGTATGTCATCCGCCATGACGACGGGTGGAGATCGATACTCGCGCATCACGCAACCCAACATTGCAGCCCAGGTCAGCGAGTCACTCAAGGCCAGATCATCGCGGTGATGGGCAACACCGGCACTGTCTTTGTCCATTCCCACCAAGAGCTCTTGAACGACAAGGGCCAACAGGTCGACCCGCTCATGCACCTCAGCACCACCGCGGGAAAAGGTTCACCAATTCAGCTCGAAGGAGAAGAAGAAATGCCAGTTACCGATGCTGATGCCCAGGTGCTCGCTAAAACACAGATCATCCTCGATCCACGGTGGGGGCAAGCCTCTCTTGCGGAGACAATCGCAGCTACGCGTGCGCGTAGCGAGGACATCCTCACTGGCGTGAATTTGCTCACGCAGATTGTGGCTGCGCAGGCAACCGGTCATGGCGTCTCGGCAGAGCAACTACAGATCATGATCAACGGCGCGCTGCAAGAGTCTCGCGTACGCATAGTTGCCGACGTTGAGGCTGCCCTCACCGACGACTTCTCCAACATTCTGCGCAAGATCACTGACGGTCGCCTCGCAGAGCTCCCAGGCGACGCCCTATCAGCAATCGCGGAGGCTGTGAATGACGAGAACGATCGTCGTGAGCGGGTTCGGCTAGGCATTCGTGCAGACACCAACGACAACCGATAGCCCTCAGAAGGGACGGCACATGCCCGAATGGCTATTCGGTGGCCTGATCACCCTCGGCGTCGCACTCGTCGGCGCCGGTGGATTGATCGTCGGCTACGTCTTGAACGCGCGCACCGCGAAAGCGACTGCCGAAGCGACTACGACCGCGGCATCCGTGACCGCGGCCGCGACTGCAGAGGCCGCTGAACGCACAGACTCGCAACAACTGATCGATCAGTTGCAGGAAGAGCTGCGCACGCACCGCGCCGCTCAAGATGCACGCGCGACTGCTCAAGACGAGCGGATGAATCGCCTCGAGACGCACTCGGACGGATACCGCGACTATGCGCACAGGCTGCGCGGACAAATCTACGACGGCACCCCGCCGCCGCCATTGGAATGGCCAGAAGGCCTGCCCCGATAGAAGGAGACACCTTGGAAATCACACTCCCCACCATCCCGCTCGGCGTACTCACGCTGCTCGCCTTATTCGCCCCGTACGCGGTGGCACTGATCAACCAGCCTGCGTGGCCCGCGAAGTGGAAACGCGCGGTCGCGGTCATCGTCGCCGTGCTGCTCGCGGCTGTCGTACTCGCGCTCTACTACGTCCTCACCGGCGACGTGCTCCCGGACTGGCCATGGCTTCTGCTGCTCGCCGTCCTTGTTTCGCAGGCCTCGTATGCGCTCCTTCTGAAACCGAGCGCAACCCGCCTCGAGAAGTCGACTGCACGAAACCTTTAGCACCAACACAAAGACCCCCAGCGGTCGCCCACCTCGTGAGAGGAAGGCGACCGCTGGGGGTCTTTTTCGTTTGGGGGCTACTTGCGGCGCCGCGCGCTCTGTCTTTGTGCGATCGCTTCCCATGAGTCCCATGGCAGCTGGGGCTGAGCAGGCGACAGCACCCATTCGGCCTCGTCGGGGCTCGCGGTGATCGCCACGATGGTCATCACGGCCACGGTGACGTCGGGGTTCGATCCCGCATCCCACCATGCGCCACGGTAGAGCACGGTTGCGCGGTGAAAGAGATTTCCTCCGCGGCGATCGTGCCATCTGTCGACGACGCCGCGGAGTTGGCCGTCGCGGGAGTACTCCCACCGCTCGGGCGTGACCTGGATGAAGTCAGGGTGGCGGATCTCGAAAGTCATTGGGTGCTCCTCGACGGTTCTGGGGAGCGCGCCGGCCCGCGCGAATTACAAGG